ACCGCTTATCGAGAATCAGCCCGACAGGCTGCTCGACTGCCGTGACTGGCGTCGTTCCGGCGCTGTCCTGAAACATCAACGCTAAGTCAGACGGGTCGTACCATGCGCCTTGTTCGCCGCCCGCGAATAGGCGCAGCGGACTCCATGCCCCGCCCGGCTGCCCCGACATCCGAGCCACACCCATCAGGCCGAACATTAGCTGACGGTCCTCGCAATCACGGCCACCTTCATGGCGGTTCCAGGATCGACGTTGAAATAGTCGGTGTGCCCGGCGCCCATCGGGATAATGATCCCGGTTCCGGCATTCGGTGCTGGGGCAATGACAATGTTGCATGTCGCCTCGGCGTGAATGCGAAGCAGACCGGTTGCCGCGTTGCAAGCGTTAGTCGTCGCCGCGGTCGTGGCGCCGATGGCTACCGTCTGAGCGGCCAGCGGGTTGCGCGCGGCCTGGGCATCGCCAAACAGCGCCGTTCCGCTGAACTCCGTAATGATGACATTGGCCATACTGGCGCTCCTTGATGCTGTGAGCTTGTGCGGGTTTCAGTCGTGCGGACTGGGCGTAACTACATCCAGTGAGCGCGCACGGACTGCCGGCGCTTTTGCGCGCGGATGCGCAGCTGATCCAGGTTGACCTGCGGCCCGAACGCATCCGTGAAGGCCGCCCCGTGGATTGCTGAGCGCTGCAGGTCTTTGGCGTCTGCGTCGCGCGTCTGGTAGGCATTCCAGTACACGTGCTGCAGAAGAGCCATGTGGCGATTTGATGCGATGGCCGTCACCGGGCTTTTGCTGGTGTCGCTGTCGCCAAAGCGCTCAGTGTCAACAGGGATGCGCGCGCCGTGAATGCGGATCGTGGTGCTGGCCACGCTTGGAATTGGAAACACGCGCAGCTTGCCCGCTGACCAGTCGCAGACGATGGCCTCCACGTCAGGCCCCTGCTCCAGCTCCCAGTCGTGCAGGCGCGCATCCAGCTCGTTGCCGCTGGTGATCTCGATCGGATCTCGGCGGCGGCTGTGCGTGGCGCGGTCGACGACAAACCACCCGGCCGGCATGTCGTAGAGCGACGTGCCGATGACCATCGTGATGTCGGCCGTCACCCGCAGCGCCTGGGTGCGCACGCAGGCCTCGTCGTGAGCCTCGTTCAACAAGCGCGCGAAGTCGGCGTTGCTGTAAAGGTACGGCTCGGCCTTGTCATCCACCACGCGTCGAAAGTCGGCGCGCAGATCGCCCATGTTCATGCGGCGGGGACAACTTCAACCGGCGGCAGCGCCGAAATACGGTTGTTGATGGCCTGCACCACGGTCGCGCGCTGCTTGTCGGCCTGTTCGGCAGCGAGGAACGCACGCAGCAGCGGCACGTCGACGATGGCCATGACGGCGCTGCGAATGTCGGGCACCGTCGATGCCACCAGCGCAGTGACGCGCTCGCGCTGTTCGTCGGTGATGTCGTTCGACACCGGCACCGGCGGCGAATCGCTCGCCACGCGCTCGATTGGCGGCGGCAGCGCATACGGTCGCGCACGGCGGTAGCCCTCGGGAATCCCGATGATCAGCCGGTCGATGTGATCGTCGTTCAACACTTCGCACACGTGCGGGCTGAGCGGATTGCCGTCCAGCGGCTTGAAGTAGTAGACCGTGCCATCCCGCATTTCAATTGGAGCGGCCGGCCGCTTGTGCAGAGACTCGATGAGCATGTGGACCTCGAAGGCGGGGCGGCCGTGGCCGCCCCGCAGTTGGGTTAGACCGCCTGGTAGGCCAGCCAGAACGAGATCACGCCACTCGTGGCGCCGGTGGCGACAGCCGTCTTGACGAGCGCCTGAACCAAGCCGTCGGTGTCGGCCACGGCGATGGCGTTGGCCGTCACCGGGACGTTCGGCACCGCGTCCAGGGCTCCGTCCATGGACAGGCCGTCGTAGATGTTGTCGGCAACGCCGGCAACACCGATGTCGATGGTCCCGGTCGGCGTGCCGTGGGTATCCAGCTCCGGCGACACGATGCGGCACAGGTGCGGCACCAGCACGTGACGCTTGGGCAGGTAGATCAGGTCGATGGTGTCGTTCTGCGCCAGCGCCGCGGCCAGCGTGAGCGTGGTCTTGCGCAGAATGACGCGGCCGGCGCGATCGCCGGTGACGCGGTGAGCCTGGGCAGAGCCCAGCGTTGCAACTAAAGCAGTCATTGCGGTACTCCTTGGAGCAAATGGGGTTCGTCAGCGGGGCTCGCGCCCCGCTGGTTACATCACTGGATCAGCGGCCGAGATCAGCCCGGATCAACAGCGTAGGTGTCGACGGCGATCACGCCGAAGTCCTTGCTGTTGAACGTGGCCTTCTTCAAGCCGAAGATGCAGGTCGTACCCACAATCAGCTCGTTGTCGCGGTCGTCCATTGCCTCATGCCACTTGTAGCGCATGCCGGAACCCGTGGAGCCGAAGGCCAGCACGCCGGCCTGACGGCCCAGCAGCAGCGCACGACGCGCGGCCAGGTTGATGCCCGAGCCGTAGTCGCTGAACCCGATCACACCGCGGTGGCTGTGCAGGATCGTGTCGCGCAGCATGCCCATGCTCTCGTTGAAGATGGGGTTGCTGCGGCCCTCGGCGCCCGCGGCGGCCTTCTGGATGTCCAGCCAGTCGCCAGCCGCCGTGCTTGTGCGCAGGCTGTGCTCCTGGAACGTGTGCATCAGCAGCACGCGGCGCTCGTTGCCCTCGACCTGGCACGGCTGGATGCTGACGGTGCCGTCGGCCAGCGTACCGCCGCCCATGGTGTCGGCCTTGGTGCAGACGCGCTCGATCACGGCGCGCGTCATCGTGCCGGCGCTGGTCAACGTCGCCTTGGACGAGCCATCGCCGTACATGATGTGCGCGGAGTCCGGCGCGGTGAACGCATTGCCGGCGCGGCCCGTGTAGCCCGTGCCGAAGGTGTAATCGGCATTCACGCCCCGAGCGCCGCTCAAGTACATGAAGATCAGTTCGTCGAAAACGCGCGACCAGTATTCGGTCAGGCGCTGCTTGGCGATCGTGCGCAGGTTGTGGAGCGTGCGCTTGCGGCTCATCACGCCACCGGCGCTGACGCCCTTGTACGCCTGATCGATCTTGACCGAGTCCTGGTAGAACTTGAGGTCAGTCTCAGATCCGGCGCGACGGTCATCGCCCTCGACCAGATCGCCGCCGATGGCGACGCTGAGGTCGTACTTGATCTCGTCGCCCGCGTCCTGTTCAAGCTCGGTCTTGATCTGCAGCGGCAGATTGTCGCCGCGGCCCATGAACTTGCGGGTGAAATAGCCCTTGCGGGTGATGTCGATGTGCAGATCGGCCGAAAACAGCTTGACGGCCAAGGGACTGTTTACCCCAATGAGGGTTCCGGACATAGCATTTACTCCTGGTGATGAATGGGTTGGGCACTCATGCGCCAGGTGTTTCCAGCGTCCGCACTCCTGCGCGGGCGGTTTCTACGGTGTTGCGTTGCGCCCGCTCGATCGGCGGGGGCGGTATGTTCTGGCGGACCTTGTCGGGACCATCGAAGCGAAGGCGCGTTCGGCCGCCTCCTTTGCTTTCAACCGTCACCACTGTGTCAGCGATCTGGAATCGATCGCCCGGCTCAAGGTCCAAAAAAAGCGCCATTACGCCGCCTGGTGCTCCAACTTGCGGAGCAACTGGTCGCGCGCATCGGGCGTGAGGCGCCCAAGGTGATCCTCGATGTCGGTGATGTCCATGGCGCCGAGCGTTTCAAGCTCGCTTGCCTGTCCAGGCCCGGCCGGCAACCCTGCCAGCCGCGGCGGAAGCGCGGCGAGGTCAGCGCCACGCGGTTGCAGCTTGGTCACATTGGCGGCCGCAGCCGGTGCAATCGGGAACGCCGCCAGCATCCGCTTGTGCGTTTCCTGCAGCAGCTGCCAATCGGGCAGCGTGCAGCCGGTTTCGGTGTCGACCTTTCGCACGAGGTCGGTGAACACGCTGCGGCGCGTCGGGTCTTGCAGATCCGGGTTCTGCTGCACGAACACGTCGCCCAGCTGCGCGAAGGTTTGCGCGGCTGCGTTGGCGCTTGCGGTGGCCTGCGCCTGCGCGGCCTGCTCGAAGGCGGATGCTGATGTGCGCTGCGCCTCCAGTCGCGATTCATCCTTGGCGATCGCGCGGATCACCCGGTTGTACTCGGCCTGGTCAATGTCGCCATCGCCCCACTTTTCTTCGGCCGCTGCGTATTCGGCGTCGAAGTTTCGTGCGACCAATGCCGGATCGATGATGTTCGCGGGAACCTGCAGCGGCAGCGGTGCCGGTGCGACGACTGGCGGGGCCGGCGGCGGCTCGGCAGCAATGCGCGCGGCCTCGGCGGTCGCGGCCGCCGCATCGGCCTGTGCCTTCTCAGCATCCTGCGCAGCCTTGGCATCAGCTGCAGCGGCATCGAGCACAGCCTGTTCGCCCTCGGTCGCGATGTCGATGTCGCCTTGGGTCGCCTGTAGTTTGTCGGTCATGGGTGTACCTGTGGTGGCTCGGCAGACAGCAGCACCTGGTCCGCTGTTTGTGCCAGTGGTAGTGCGCCGGCTATGAGCCCGGCGGTGTTCATGGCTGCCGACTGCGTGTCCACGCGGATCTTCGCCGTGTCGGCGCGTAGCTTCTCGGTCTGCGCCTCGGACTGACTGACGGCCGCGGTACGCTCGCGCTGCGCCATGGCCGCGTCGGCGGCTCGTTGCTGCTCGGCTTGCTGCTGCGCCATCTGCGCCTCGGGCGAATCCAGATTTGTCGGATCGGCCTGCCCGTTGATCGAGCGAATGCGCTTCACGATCTCGGCCTTGCCTGGGATGTCGGTCAGGTCAATCGCCAGATCCAGCAACTGGATGCCCATCTCCGGCGGCAACTGGCCGATGGTTTCCATCAGCTGCTCCGCCATCGCCTGACGCTGCGTCTCGCGGAAGTCCTGCTGATCGACCACGAAATCCGCCTGACTGGCCGTGATGTCGTTCTCGTACGTGATCAGCCCGGTTTCCGGATCAACCACCGGCTTGTTGATCTCGATCCACTGCAGCGCGCCACGGTCTTCCGTGACGCGAAACACCTGGGGGCCGGTGACGTATTGCTCGGTCAGGCTGAGGGTCTTCTGGCCGGAGAGCTTCACGCTCAGACGGTAGTTGTCGAACAGCTCGGCCGTGGTGACGGCGCCCTCGGTCTGCTTGGCGATGATCGCGCGCCCGCTGGTGGCGTTGCTTTCGCGCCCCAGCTGCTCACGGTTCACGCCGCTGCCGTCGTGGATGTGCGCCGCGGCAATCTCCATCAGCTGCACCTGCGCCGCGGCCAGTTCAGCGCCGCGCTCGATGCGCACGTCGGCCGCCATGCCCTTCTTGACCTTGAGCACGCCATCGGGCTTGGCTGCCTGCTCCACGGCCTCATCCCAGTCTGCGAACGCATCCTCAGACGCGATCAGCTGGTTGGCGCTTAGATGGAATAGCGCTTTGCTCGCGCGCTTGTTGTACTCGATCTGCGGATCTCGAATGCCGCGGACCACGCCATAGGGCATGCCGTCGCGGTCTTTCCGGAAGCCCCAGAACGGGGTGAATGGAAATTTGTCGTGCTTGAACGGACTCGGGCCGTTCTTGAGTAGCGTGCCCTTGACCCAGATTGCGAACCTCACGCGCTGGCGCACCGTGTCTGCCAGCGAGATCACGCCCGTCTTCTGTAGCTCCACCTGCGCCGGGTTGGTCGGATCGAACCACACGCCGTGCAGCTGCGGGTGATACGGCGCCGAAATGCGCTTGGCGCTCTCCGGGTGCCGATACCACGTCTCGTAGATGCGCACGCGGCGGCGATCGCCATACAGGCCTACCTGCGAGGACGATGACAGCGCCGTTCGGCCCCAGCGATCAGCGTGGCGCAGTGCCTGCGGCTGGTCGGTTTCCTCGATGTCCTCGCCCATGTCGAGCATGAACCGGCTCGACTCCATGGACTGCATGCGCAGCGCCTCGGCGTGCTGCGGGAACATGGCCTGCCCATAGTCCAGATCCAGGGTCTTGCCGCGGGTGAGAAAGCGCGCGTCGGTCAGTTCCTGGTGACGGCTTTGCGGGTCGAGCCACATATTGCGCCAGCTCTCGTGCTCCAGCAGCACCGGCGGCTTGTCAGTCGACAGCGTGATGGTTTCTTCGGTCCAGCCGATGCCTACCTTCACCGCATCAGCGAACGCCTTAGAGCGCTCCCAGCTAAAGCCGTTCACGTCGTCCAGGTACTTCATGAATCCTTGCTTGGCCTTCGCGATCTCGGTGTCGCTCGGGCCACGCGGGCTGATGCGCCAGTCGAGGCGTGTGCGGCGCTCGGTGCCGATCAACCAGTCCACTACCTGCTTGATCTTGTTGTAGACGCTCGGCGCCTGGTGGCGCTTGGCCAGCACGGCCAGTTCCTCCAAGCTCCACTGCTCGTGATCGTAGAACGCGGCATCCAGCGCCTGCAGCGAGCGGTTCTCCGCGTGCGCATCGCGCGCCTGGAACCACCAGTCATTCAGCAGCGCCAGCAACCGCGGCCCGCTCATCGATTCGACAGGCGGTTCTATCGCCGACGCGGCGCCAGGCAACGGCGGTGCAGTGGCTTCGGTCATCGCGCGTCAACCAGCGTGTGGCCGTTGAGCTTCACGACCACGCGGTCGCGCTCCAATGCCTTTTCCAGCTCGGCCGGCGTTTCCAGCCGCTGCGGCGCCATGTGCACCAGATCCTGAGTCCACTCGTACACCGCATCGAGCACGCGCATGACGTCGGACCGGCTTGGCATGGACACGCCGTATAGGTGGCACGCTGCATCCATGGCCTTGATCATCGCGCGCGTCAGATTGGCCGACTCGGACCGGCAGTCCCACTCGTGCGCATCGTCCATGAACACGACAAACGCCTTTTTCTGCACTGGATTGCGCAGGTACAGGGCCGGTTGCACGCGTTCGCTGCCGGGCTTCGCTTGGTGCGTGAAATGCACCTCAAGATCGCCCTTGCGGCCGGTGATATGAATGGATGTCATGCGGTTTTGTAGCTCCCGGATGCGGGTTTCTCGCGACGCTCACGGCGCTCGACCACGGGGCGATAGCCCTGGGCGCACTGCCGCAATGCGTCTGCGTAGTTGGATGACCAGTCGTGCAGTGGCGTATCGCGCCAGGCCTGCGTTTTCTCGTTCCACTCTTTGCGGTAGGCGCGTATCGCCGGGATTGCGCCTTGCCCGCTTCCGGGCGGCGTCTCACCACAGTTGATCGCGTCAAACCGACATTGCGGCAGCATTTGCCGCACCATCTCGATGCCATCGGGCAGGTATTGAATCCGCGGCACGATGGTCGTGTCGAAGCCATGTCCCTGCAGCACCTGCTCGCGTGTCAGGTTGTCGGATCGGGTGTACTCGATCACGTTCGCGTCATGGGGCAGGTAGCACGAGCCGTACACATAGCCGTGCTTCTCGCGCATTTCTTTGAGCTTGCCCGCGTAGTGGTCCAGCGATTCACCGCTGTTCTCGTACGCGTTCACAAAGTTCAACCACGGCCCAACCTGCTGCATGAACAGGATCGCCGTGGTGTCGTTCCTGCCCAAGTCCCAGAACGTGTGCACCGGCACGCCAGGCACGTAGGGCAGCCGCGTGATGCGTCCCTGCGCGTCTGCCTGATCCAGCCACTTGGCGTAGTACGCGCCGTCCTTCGAAGCCTTGAAAGCCTCGTCGACGGTCGTCGGGTACTCGCGCCACATCAAGTCGCCCTGTTCCTGGCGCTTCTTGTAGTACCAAGCCCGCTGCCCGTCCGTGAGTTCCACGCCGGTCTGTTCGAACCGATCCGCGAAGTAGTCGAGCATGTCTTGCGGCAGCTCGATCGAGTCCGCGTCTACCGTGTAGGTGCCATCCTCGTACCACGGCAGGAAGTGCAATTTGTAGTCCATGCTGGTGAGCTTGGCCGCGCCCGCAGCAATCTGCCGCTGCAGCGCCAGCGCGTTCTGGCACTTCACATAGAAGTCCCCAACCGCACCCTCGGCCGTGCTCTCGATCAGCACGATGTTTCCGGGCGCCACCGTGTTCAGCGCGCCGGACTGGATCTCACGGGCCCGCAATGGATCGCGTGCACAGATCTTCCCGTACTCGGATACGTGCAGGCACTGCAGCGTGCCACCGCGCAGCGACACACCTACCTTGATGCGGCTACCGTTGGCCAGCTCCAGCGAGCCAGTCATGTCGCGCCTGGTGGTCGGCCTGAGCTTGCGCAGCCATTCCGGCAGCCGGTCGTAAGCAAACAGGATCTTCTCGCGGAAGAACCCCTGAGCGTTGTCCAGCGTGTCCGCGATCACACCGCACTGCGTGCCTTCCCGGAACAGCGCCGAGTCGAGCCAGCGTATGCAGGCGTAGGTCGTGATGCCGAACTGCCGCGCCTTGAGCGCGATGTTCAGCGTGTGCATGTTGGCGTCGAGCGCCGCTTGCACGCGATTCAGCTTGAATGTGACCGTCTGGCCCCACTTGTCCTGAATCTTGTACAGGTTGTTGAGGCGCCAACTGCGCGAGGGAAGGTTAGCCCGCAACTCCGCCAGCAGTCGCTGGGAGTCCAGTATCGGCGCCATTGTTCTCTCTTAGCAGTGCTTCCAGCTCCGCATACGGATCGGTTGCCTTGTCTTTCCCCTTGCCCTTGGCTCCGTTGCCGTCTGCATCGACGCGCGCCGGTAACTCGTAGGCCTGTCGCTGCAGCCCAATCAGCGTGCGCATCGAAGCTGCGAGCGTCCCGCAGGCCTTCGCCTGCTCGCTGACGCTGAGCACCGCTGTCACCTGGGAAAGCGTCTCGGCGTCGCCGGCAGCCTCCAGTAGCTTAAGGATGCGCGTCCGCTGCACCACGGTCGTCGTCAGGTCGGACAGCAGCGCGTTGACGATGCCCATCGCATCCTCGATCGACGAGCGATGCCGGGTGACGATGTCAGCGGCGCGCTGCGCCAACGCATCCTCAACCTCGGCCACCGTGCCCGCGTCGACCAGTAGCTTGCGGTCGACCTTCGCGCGCGTCTTGGTCGCGATCGACACCTGCGACACGTTGCGCTTGCGCCATGCGAGCACAGCCTTGCGCACCGCTGACTCCGCGCACCCGATCTGGCGCGCTGCCTCGCGGTTGGTCAGTTCCTTGCTGTCGACCTTGGGAGCCCACAGCTCCCAGTCGATGCGCTTGGGCTTTGCTGCGCTCACGGCACGTAGGCCCTACCCTTCGCTCCCGGCAGCAGCCCCGTCGAGATCCACTTGGCGAGGTCATCGCCTGTTACGTTCCGTCGTAATGCGTACAACTTGAGCTTCGCATCAATGCGGTCGGCGTCGTTCTGCGGAAACACCAGGTCGTAATCCGTCACCAGCTGCACCAGCGTCATCGGCTCGATGCGCGTGTCGAGCAACGCCTTTGCGTCTTCGTGCAGCAGCATCTGCCGCTTGCGCTGTGCTTCAACGCCGTCGGCCTTCTTGCCGTTGCACCCACAACCGCCACCGAGATCCGCAATGCGAATGCCGCGGCGCACGTGCTTCTCGTAGGCCTTTGCAATGTCCACCACGAGCGTCGGAACTAACGATATGTCGCTGTGACTGGTGGCCAGCCTCAAACACTCTAGCCTGATCCCAACAAGCGGGTTCACTTGCTTCGCTTCCTCGCGTTCTCGTTATGCCGCTCGATGCACTGCCGCAGCGCCTGTACGCGCTGTGCGGCCTGCGCAAAGTCCGCGGCTAAGCCTGTCTCTTCGGTTGTCGCATCGGCCGCATTCGCGGCTCTCGGGGCGTCCGGAACCGGTATCGCAGGCACCGTGCAGTCGATTTCTTCAACCACCACCACCCGTTTGATTGGCGGCGGTGGCGGCTGCTCGGGCTTGCTCGTACGCATCAGAGCGCAGCCGCTGCACGTCAGCAGTAAGCAGGCAAGTACCCATGGATGACGCATTCAGTGCACTCCGCATCTGCGCGCCGATCGATCCTGACCGCGCGATCATCTGCTCAATCGATGCCTGCATCGCCACCAGGTCGGCGGCTTTGCGTTCGGCGCTTTCCTTTCCCGCCGCCAACTCTGTTTCCAGTTCGGCGTTTGTTGCGTCGCGCTCAGCGATGGCCTGCTTCTGCATCTCGGCCAGCATTTGTGTGCGCCCGTAGTCGCGACCGATGTGCCCGGCAACCGCAATCGCGGCCACGGTGATGATCCAGCGCAGCCATTCCATTACTGCGGCGGCACCCACGCATCCGCCGCCTTCACCTCACGCACATAGGCGTCGATGAACGGCCTCGCCATGGTTTCCCACCAGCTGTCGAACACCGCATCAGCAATGCCAACCGTCGACCATGCGGCGCGCACAGCGGCCTGCACCTCGATCAGCTTGTCGTTGCCGGATGCCTGGGCCGCGAACTGCGCAGCGCGCACCGCGAGGCGCACGTACTCCAGATCCGCGATCTGCTCCGGCTCCAGCGCCGCGGCCTTGTCGCCAAGCACCAGCAGCGCCTGCGCATACGCGCGTCGCTCGCGCCACAGCACATCGATCGGCGGCAGTTTCTTGAGCTTGGCCCTGATCTTCGCCTTTGCGCTTGATACCCAGCCCCGCACAGTCTCGAACACGGTGATCTCCTACCGATCCGACGGCGTTAGCGTCGCACCGGCCTTGATGGATGGTGCCAACGGGTAGTGCGTGTGTGCCGGCGCACCAGCTGGCCACAGCACGCTGACGACTCGATCAGCTGGAAAGGATGCGATGCACACCTGGTTGCCTTGGTTGCCGCCCAGCAGATGCACCTTGCCCGGCGATACCGCTTCCAGGAACCCCACGTGACCCGATGCCGGCCCGCGATCGCTGCTCAGCACCACGATGGCGCCGAGCACGTTGTCAGAGATGAGGCACCGGGTGCCTGGCTCAAAGCCTCGTGCGCGCGCCGTGCGTGGGCTGCGGTAGCCGGCAGACTCGATGGCCGCGCAGGCAAAAGCCGCGCACCACGGTGTTTCATCGTCGTTGACGTCAAGCGGCACCACGCCAAGATCCCAGTAGCGCAGGATCTTCGCCTCGTGCTGCTTTGTGCCCGGCTTTTCCTTCGTGCCGATCTCGCTACGCGCCCAACTTAGCCATGCCGGGGTGATCACGACTGCCCTTCCTGTGCATTGTCAGACTCAGTTGTCGCCAGCTCGCGTACATGGCCCAGCGCTTGCGCCATCCAGTCGCGCTGTTGCTCCATGCGCAGACTGTCAATGCGCACGACCACAGCCACAACGAATACGGCCAATGCCACAATCGCCAACAGCATGTCAGTCATTCCTGACCACCATCGGCGCATGTATCGGCCTGGATTTTGGCGCGCGAACGCACAGCGGACACGCCGACGTGACCATCCACGACAGCACACACACGGTTCCCAGCGCGGCGCCCATCGCTGCGACGACTACCCATGCTCTGGCATCGTGCAGATAGCCATCCGATAGCAGCGTCAGCACGCGATCCGATGAGTAGATCGCGCCCAGTGCCAGCAGCAGCGATGGCCAGACGCGCCATTTGCGCGGGCAGTGGCTCATTGTCGCCATGGCCACAACCCCGGCGCACATCAGTAGCGCGCCCCCGATAGCTCCCGCGAGCGCTGGCGTCATGCGCCTCTCCCGATGATCTTGCGCATGGTGTCGAGCACCCATGCGCCAAATTGCGCAGGACTGACCTTGGAAAACGCCTTGGCGAGCTTGTCTGTCACTGGCCACGCGATGAGTCCCGCAACACCACTCATCGTCACTACAGGAATTACCGCGCGCGACCCGTCGTAGATGGCGTCCAGGCCTGCGAAAACGACCATCGGCGACACCATGACGGTTGTCAGCACACATACGGCTACGCGGCGGATATTGATGCTCGCATCGCCAGCCATGATGAGCGCGGACACGGTTCCACCGACCACACCCATCGCCGCGCTGATACCGAGTGCAATCTCCGCAGACAACTGCGCATCGCGCGTCACCGCAGTCATAGATACAACCGCCGCAACCAGTCCGGCCGCTACGGCTTCGTTGCTCACCTCAGCCCCGCGGCTTGCTGAAGACGCTGCTTCCGCAGCCGTAGGGCGCCGGGCTTTGGACTGGCGCGAGTCGCGCCCAGGTCTCGGTGTGGCCGATGCCGTTGGCGACCGCGGTCTGATCTGGCCCAATCACGACGCTCAATGTGTCGCTAGACGCGCTGTAAAGTCTCAGCGCAAGAAACTCGTTCCACGCCTGCGGGGAAAACGGAGTCGATACCGTGCTATTCCAGCACTGGCCTGGAGCGTAGAGAGTCGTCAGGCTGTTGCTTAGCCCGCCGTCGAACCGAAGGCACAGCAGGTCGAGCTGAATCCATAGCGTCTGATGGCGCGCCAAAACAACCCGGCACACCCTGTCGCTCCCCACGTACACCCCAGACGCGGCCGATGGAATCTCAGCGGCGCTGACCTGCGCGCACAGCATGATGCACGCGGCGATGGCCGCGATCAGGAATCGCATGGTGACTCTCCAGATGGTTGCAGAGGTCGGATTTGAACCGACGACCTTCGGGGTATGAGCCCAACGAGCTACCGAGCTGCTCTACACTGCGATAGAAATGCAAAAGCCCGCGCTTGGCGGGCTTAGGTCGCAATAATCGACAGTGAGTAGACTAGCTCTGCCGTTGGTTCAATGCAATAGCGATCTGGCGGCGTGATTCGGCCTCGAATGTCGCGGCGACGGCCGCACGGTCTGCGCACTCGGCGGCCCTGCGCTCACAATGCACGACAGCCATCTTCGCGCGGTATTCCTTGCTCTCTCGCTTGAGCATCCGTCGCTCGGATAGCTCATCTGATCTTATTGACGCAGCGCATTTGAGTAGTGCCGGGACGTTCACGGTGACTCGCGTCAGCTCGTACAGCGCTTGAACCGCATTGATCGCCGTATGCAAGGCGGCCTTGTGAGTAGCGTTACCTGGCTCGAACAAGAACCACTCACCACGTGACCTGAACTTCCTGAGCAATCGATGCAGCGCACCTTCTGCGGTACGGGCCCATTGCCTGTTTGGCGTCCCAAGAATGATGGCGTGTTGGAGCGTGAACGGCGATATGGAACAAACCGCTGCAATGCGGCGCTGCAAGAACGATGACATGCCGATCTTTGCGCATATAAAAGACCCGGCCTCTCCGAGCAGCACATAAGCCCCATGGTCCGCAAACTCACCCGTGGCGCAATCTTGAGCTTTGTAGGCATCCACTACATACCTCCTTCGCGGTTTCGCTAGGGTTTATGCGCCCAAAATGTGGGCCAAGTCATGGCCCAATTACAGTGCGCACCACTGCGCACTTTCCGGTGCGCAGGTGCGCGGCATGCGCACCACACCGCTACTCGTTCAACTGCTCCCGCAGGTGCCGTACCGCCTGCCTGCGCGCCGTCAGCGCCTCGCCATAGAGCCAGTCGTACGGCGCTTTCCAACACCTTCGGTACGTCGACCACGGCATTTCGATCAACTGCGATCTACCACGATCCGACAGCCGTGTGATCCCGCTGCCGTGGCACGCCGTGCATTTAATCTCCTGCCGCCGGTCATCGACCACGTACGGCATGATCCCCGTGCCATTGCAGAACTGGCAGCGCGTATCCTGGCGGAACTCCAGCAGCACGCCCGTTGCGCAGCGCGCCAGCACATCGCCCCGGATCTCTGGCCAGCGCGCTGCCTGCGCCTCGATGTAGTCGTCCTGGGCACGGCGCATGATCTTTCGACCGATGTAGCCACTACCGATCTTCCCGCACTGGCGCGCCATGTGCCGTTCTTCGAGCGTGTACTCGGCGTTGTGGTAGGCATCGTCCCGGCGACGCGCCTCCGCCAAGATGCGGCCTCCGGTCTCATCGCGCAGCGCATCGTAGGAGATCCACGCGGGTATCCCTTCCTCGCGCCCACCTACCATCCACTGCTCCCACGTATCCTGCGGAAGATCCCCATGCAGCGCCAGCATCGTTCCCCATCGCATCCATGTCGGATCTCGATCAGGCGGCGCTGGCGCGCGGCTGCTGAACACGATCGCCCCGATCACATACTGGCTGTGACCGTGGTCCAATGCCGTCAGAATCCCCCCAATTCCCGCCTGCATTCTCAGACTCTCCGTAGTTCGAGCGCTGTTTCCACATCGGCGATGATTGATAGGTCTTTCACGTCGGCCGCCAGGCACGGCAACACCAGCCATCCCATGAGCTGCGCGCGCCGGCTCTTTTCCGCGTCCCGGCGGTAGCCTTCCGGTCGCACATGCGCCCCACGGCTGTGCACCCCGCCCTGCACCTCGATCGCCACGCGCGCGGCGATCCATGCAAAGTCCAGTTCAAGGCGTCGGCGCGGGTCAAAGCGGTAGTTGCGCTCATAGCCACCCAGGCCTGCGCGCTGCAGCTCCACAACGAGAGCGCCCTCGATGTCCGGAGCCTCGCTGGACCGCTCTCGCTTTCCGCTGGCGCGTCCGGCCGCGGCTGCCTTGGTATCCGGTGGCGGGATTGGCCTTGCGTCGTGGCGCAGCCCCATGCGCAGCTGCAGCTCTGCAAACTGCTCTGGCGTGTAGCGGATTGTCATCGCGCGTCACCACGTCCTGAAGCCACTACCCGTTCCAGTGCCTCAAAGTGCCGCCCTATCACATCGATAGCCTCCGACAGCTCCGGCCCAAGCGTCAGCTGCCTGAACTCGCGCAGCACCTCGACCGCCTCGAACACCGTCATCGCGGCAGCATCCTGAATCGTGAGGACGGCAGCGCGTGATGCCAGCGCGGCACAGTTGGCGCCTGCGTCCGCACCTCGGCCAGCATCAGCGCCCGGCAGTCCAGGCACACGCGCTTGAGCACGGCCATGTCGAAGATCAGCGCCGACGGCACGTGGTGGCGTCTGTGCGTGCACAGGATGTTCCTCATCGCTTCGCGCCGATGTTTTGAATCAGCGCCCGCAGCGCCTGCGTCAGCTTTTCCCCATCTTCCTCGTGGCGCATGTCGCCAGCCGCCTTGCGCGTCATGGCCGCCGCCGATGCTTCGGCGCAGATCGCCGATTCCACCAGCGTGCCGGCCATCTTGAGTTTCATCGGTGCGCGGCGGTATTGCTCCCGCTGGGCGTCGTTGAACGTCAACCCGGCGGCAATCGCGGCCTCAAACAGCAGTTTCGCGCTTTCGGTGCTGGTGCACAGCGGTGCAGCGGTGCACTGGGCATCCCGTGCGTAGCGCCACAGCGCTTCGTGGTTGCGCATCACTGCGGTGGCCTTGGGCCATCCATCCGGGTCAGCACCGGAGTGGCCCGAGCACATGCGTTGCCCGGACTCGCCCCCGACGGTTCCAGGCAGTGGGCACCCATGGGCGGCGCACGGCTCTACGGCTCTGGCAGGGGCTTGCGGCTCCGCTGCCGGCCTGTCGACGACCAGCTGCTTACCTCTGCTCATGGTATTGCCCCTCGATGACTTTCAGAAAGTTTTTCGGCCCAAACAGCCAGTCGAACGTCAATGCAAACGGCTTCTGATTTTTGTCCCTGGACGGAACCCGGCCCATCAGAAACGGCGATTCACGGATTTTGCGGAGCAGGCGCGCGAACCACTCGACGCCTTCCTCCTGGGTTTTCCAATGGTTGTGACCGGCCATTTCTCGCCAGCGGGCTCGCACAGCGGCGGCCCGGCTCTCAGACCACACGACGGGAGCCCGCAGCTCGGGCAGGGTTTGATCCCACAGGTCCGCGATGTGCTGGGCTGGGCACGTCAGCTGGGCTGGCTTGCGTCGCTCTGCGGCTGGTGGCGGCTGCGCTTCATCGGTTTCTGCAACCAAAGCGCCCAATGCCGGGGCAACCGCGACAGCGGGTGCACCAACCACCGATAGGTGGTTAGCTTTTGATCTTGGATACGGTAACGGATACGGAGACGGAGCAGAGCGTGTAGCAGGCCCATGCATGCTGCTTTCTGCTACAAGCATGCTAGTAGCATGCTGTGCGTCTGCTGCCCTATCGCTAGCTTCTTCCTGCGCATCTGAAACGGTCATGCTGGCAGCTAGCTTCGCTGCGTAATCCGGCATGCGCTCTGCAGCCGCGGCCCGGCCGTGGTGCTTGATCAGCGCGCGCCATTTAGCGCGTTCGCTGCGATCCTCTGACCCTGCAGACCACGGCTGGTGTTCTTCCCAGTCGTGGATGCGGCGCTCGGCATAGTCGCCGTCGAGGAACCCACAAGCCAGCAGCGTAGCCACCAGCTGGCCGTCGTCCCCGTCCCAGTCAGCAGCTATCTCGATGTCCTCATCGGATAGTCCGGTTAGGTCGCCATCGGGCCGGCTGGATCGCGCCCATAGGAACAGGCACACCAGTGCCCACGGCCCCGCAGCGCCCAGCCGCCGAAACACCTTGCGGGTCTTCGGGTGCTGGTGGAACGCGCACGATAGGCGGATGTCGCTCATGGCTACGCCCCTGCGCGCTCGATATCCTGCGCAATGGCCCGCAGCCAACGGCCCGTGTTTGGCGGCAGGATGGCCGCCAGATCCTGCAGAAGCCGCGCCTTGACGCTCCAGTCAAGGAACACCGGCGCCGGGCGCTTGGCGCGCTCCAGCAGTTCCTGCACGTAAGTCAGCTCATTCGCCACTGCGATGATGGAATCGCTGGCGTCTGGCTCTGCCGCGTGTTCCTGCTCATCCTCAGCTGCAGCGTCCTCGGCGCAGTGCGTGGCGATCACTGCCAGCTCCGCCTGCACGTCAACCGGGCTCGGCAACAGCGCCTCTTGGCGCGCCTTGCTGTGCTTCTTGAGCACGTCCGCCAGCGTCAGCGCCAGTTCCGGATTTTGCACCTGTCCCTTGGCCTGACTGGCAGAATCTGGCAGCACCGGCGCCGGCGCTGCTTCCTTGCGCATCGCCACAGCGCCATCTGCGGGCGTGGCAATGTCCACGCGGCGCGCGCGCTGGCGCGTTTCCGGGAGCACGGTTTCTTTTCCTTCCTTGCTCGCCATGTACTCGCGCGCACAGGTGCCAGCGCGGTCGCGCCGCAGGACCGCGCCATCTTTGTGCAGGATTGAGATCAGCTTGGCGATATGTTCGCTGGTTGTGCAGAAATGCTTGGCCATCTCCGCAGACGTCAGCCAGGCATTGGCTGATCCCACTTGCCCGCGGATGTAGCGCAATACGTCGTACCGACCAATAGACGGCCTCACAGTAGTGTCCATCACGTTTTCCTCGTCCATGCGAAGTGCGGCCTGTGTGGCAGCACCCACAAATGTCGGCTATTTCACGGCGCGTCTGGTTGCCGGCAGCCGTAACGCTGTCAACAAAGGGTTCGCCAAAAGCGACGCTGAGCGCCCTCGCTGATGCCACGCCGGCAGAGAGTGCGGCTGATGCGGCATGCGCAGCGGCGTCATGCTTTGCCTGCCACGCCTCCACCGCGCTCAACCGCTTGTCCAGCGCCTTTCGATCCAGTTTCTTGCTCATGCCTGCGCACCCCCCACTTCTGCGGGCTCGACGGTTGACGCGCCCTGCTCGACACTGGCAGCCGTGGGAAAGCGCACGCGGTAGCCGGTGACGGCGCCGGAGTCGTCGCGGTCCCAGTCGACGTCGTCGCGCAGGTCTTCGCAGCGCACCAGGCCGCCTGTGAACTGCTCGATGAGAGGGCATTCACTGTGCTGCACCGGCCGCAGGCCATTGGCCTTGTGGCGAACGGCAGCCGGTGTAAGTCCAAGGTAATCACCAAGCGCTGCATCGCGCAGCGGCTCAGGAGGTTGTCGTGCTTGCAGCCAAGTTCGTAGGTCCATTGAAACAGGATACGTTGCGTATCCCGACGAGCGCAAGGGGATACGATACGTGGCGTTGCTTGCCGCGGTACGACTCGTATCGTTTGCCAATGAAGGAATGGATCATCAACGCGCGGCGGCGCATGAAAGAGCTGAGCGTCAGGCAACTGGATTTGATGCCGGTGCTCGGCGTCACCACGCGCGGCGCTGTTGGCCACTATCTCACTGGTCGGCGCGATCTGACCGGCGAACAGATGCACGCGCTGGCGCAATTTCTTGGAATGACTGTCGAAGAGTTGCAGGGTTCACCTGCGGCCGCTGTTCCGGCGATTGTGCAGCGCCTGGCGCCGGATGAGCTTGCGCTACTGGAAAAGTACCGCGCCAGCGATGCGACTGCAAAGAAGCATCTGCAAGCGGTTAGCGACGCGCTTGCTAACTATTCATCTGGAGGTGTGAGCAATGGCAATTAGCTGCGTCATCGGCTTGGCTGTCTGCCTCAACTTTGCTGGCGAGCGATTTCACGCTGACGAGCTGATTGAAGCGTTCGACACGTGCGAGATGGTTCGCCAGCTGTCTCCGGATCAGTTCGATGGATCATCCGGGTACGGGATTGAAAATCCCCGTGTCGGCGGTTCGATTCCGTCCCCGGCCACCACTAATCAAGCACTTAGCCACTTCTGCATCATCGCGTGGGACAATGCCGGGACAGTAACGGCAACGCGGGACAGCACATGGCAACCATCGTCAAACGTGAAACCACCGACGGCACGCGCTACCAAGTCAAGGTAAGAGTGCAGGGCGAAAAGGCCCGATCCAAGACTTTCACCCGGTTGACCGATGCCAAGGCCTGGGCATCCGCGGTCGAGACTGATCTCGGGCGAGGCGTCTACGTGCCGACCACCGTCGACCGCCGCCGCACCGTCAAGGACTTGATCGACGTCACCATCCGCGACTTCCTGCCCAACAAGCGGCATGCGCGCGATAACGCCAAGCTCGAAACCAAGTTGATCTGGTGGAAGGACACCATCGGCTATGTCGGGCTGGACAAGCTCAAGCCGGACGTGATCGGCGCCGCCATCGCAGACCTACGCAAGAACAAGACGCGCTCGGGCGCAGGCGTAGTGCCGGCCACCGTCAATCGCTATCTGGCGGTGCTGGCGGCGGACTGAGCAGCCCTCGCAGCGTCCCGCACCCGTTGAGCGAGCACATCAGGCACAGGCTGGCTAGCCCACGCCTTAGCGCCCTTGTCGCTTGCATAGATCGTGCGCCTTGTGCTGCGGCCCGCTTGCTCTGCCTTCAACCTCTCGCCCTGTGCAACAGTCAGCGCCGCGACGAGTGCATCGCGCTGTGATCTGCCGGCTAGCTCGGCGTTGATAGCTGTCGTGTAGCGATACCAGCCCCACGCTTGCGAGCCGCCTGCGCCTATTGCGATGCCGCAGAGGAGGAGGAGGACGACGCCGAGCGATCTATCCATTTTTCCGACGAACGGTATGTCGTGACAAGTCACGCATGATATGATTCACCCATCGGCAACGCAGACAGGGGAACGAAATGATCCACATCACTAACGCAACGATCTATAGCACCAAGGGCGAGATGGCCTATCAGATCGACTACAGCGACGGGACCAGCATCCGCGCGGTCGAATCGAATCGGATCATCCGCAAAGAACACAAGACGGCAGAAGGTTGGAAGCAAGCAGGCAAGGCTTACCGGGTAGAACACAGCAAGACCCGCCAAGCCGAGAAAGTAAAAGCCGCCGCGATAGAGTTCTGCAAGTAACCAACCGACCCAGCCTCAACCCTCTACGGAGGGTTGAAGCGGGGCCAGATGGCGACTGAAACAACTATTGGAGAACAAGATGTACATATCCCCATACAGAACGCTTAAGCAGCATGGCGAAATGATCGCCAAGGTTTCCGAGCTAGTGGCTTCGGTAAAGGCGCTTGACGACGCGGCGCGCTCGGAATTCATAGACCAGTTGCGATGCGAGGTGTGCATCCACTGCGGTAACGACTCATTGCCGTGCTACTGCACGCGAGACGACTGATGAAACCTGACCGCACCGCCAATCAGCGCCAATCCCGCGCCCGTCAGGCTCTCGCAGAGTCTGGCGGGCGCACTGTAACGGTTAAGCTAGACAAGGCCAGTAGTGACGCACTGGCCGCGATCTGCGCGACTGGTGTAGATCAGCAAGCCGTTATCCGCGACGCCCTGATACTGGCGCACCGAATGCACATGCACGCATGCGGGGATTAGCCCGCCAGCACACTCAGCGCCTTGTCATACCGCGCCTGCCGATCAGCAAGCCCATTCATGCCGGGGAAACTCTAATGCCGTGGGCTCTGAATCTCTACGATGATCCCGCTGCCGGCGTCCGCGATGTTCTGCAAGCACTGGCGGCCGGTTTAGTCGACGGTGGCGTCGCAGCCGAGGACATCGCGCGTTTCCGCGTCGACGTGCTGGTGGGCGACTTCACCGACGACGACTATCAGGCGACAGAATCGCGCGTCTGGCGCCAGCGGATCACCCGCAAAAGCGAGCAGGGCACCGACTACACCAGCACCGGCGTCTGGTATTCGCAGATGCACATCTATGCTGGCGCCGCGATCCACGACTACGTCGGCGGCACTGGCGACGCACCGCCGAAAGTAACCGATGAGCAGATGCTCGACTGCCGCGTCGTTGCGGCCTGCTGGGCGTGGGATTCGTCGCCGGCAATGACGCTCTACCTTGAGCATCTGATGTTCCTGCGCGAGCTACCAGCAATCGAGGCGCAAGGCGTATCGAAATCGCAGCGTAGGCGAGCAATGGCAATTAGCTGCGTCATCGGCTTGGCTGTCTGCCTCAACTTTGCTGGCGAGCGATTTCACGCTGACGAGCTGATTGAAGCGTTCGACACGTGCGAGATGGTTCGCCAGCTGTCTCCGGATCAGTTCGATGGATCATCCGGGTACGGGATTGCAGCGCTCGAAGGCTTGGCTGCGCTTGGCTTTTCGGTCGACTGGACAAAGCCGGGCGCCAGGCGTAAGCGCGCTGGCATGATGCTCTGCGCTCAGATCGAAGCTGCGGCAAACGTAAAGGCCAACTGGTCGTAGTTTCAGGCATGCCGGCTGCCGGCATGCACTGTGTTGGCTGGGGATACAATACGTATTGACAATGGGCGGATACGCTTCGTATCCTTGCTCCACCTACCAGTGGAGCCACCCAGTGTCAGACCCCGCAAAGTCCTCGACCGATGTCCGGCCCTACGCCGTACACGACGCACTCGAACCCAAGCCAGCACACCCGCGCATCGTGATCCACACCTCGCCCTCGGCGGCGGTGTCTCACGTCGTGGGTGCGCGTTTCACCGCTACGGCCCTCAACGCCATGGAAGTGCTGGCGCTGGCCGCACAAGGCGTGCGCGTCGAAGACCCGCGCAAGGTGCTTCCTGTGCTGCCGGAAGGGCACTGCCCCGAACCCGTGGCCGCGCCGGTTGATCCGCAGGCGTCGCTGCTGCCGCGCGCGCCGTCGTTCGAATCGCCCAACGTTAGCCCGTTCACGTCGTGACCGAACGCCCCTACCAAGTCTGGGAGCTGATTCTGATGGCCGTCGTCCTGTGTGGATGGGCGGCCATCGGAATACGCGTCCTCGCCGCGCTGCTCGCTCAGCGCCGCCGCGACAACGACCCGATCAACCGGTGGCGCCCGCCACCACCATGGAGGAACCGATGAGCATCTTCCGCAAGATCACCGCGTGGGTACGCCTGCGCCTCGTGGCCGCCCAGTGGCGCCGGCTCAACTCCGCGCCCGTAATCACCGAAGGCGCCAAGCGCTGCATCGCACACCACAAGTACCGCGTGCGCGCTGCCATCTCCCGCAACCACCTGGACGCCGCCGACGAGGCCCGCGTGCAGAACCGCTCCGCCGCCCTGGTCGACGCCTACCTGCGCGGCAAGATCAGCACGATCGACGACGTGACGATCTGGACGCTGGATCTGGCCAACAAGCTCGGCGCCGCCGCACAGCTCCAACGCCTGATCCGCGCGCGCTCCGGCTCGCTGGGTCACACGTCGTTTCTGGCGAGGTGAGCCATGTTCAAGAACGCATCGGTTTTCCGCCTTCCCGCCGACTGGTCATGGTCTGACCAGGTCGGCACCTTCGACGGCGTGCACGAACAGCTGTCGCAACACCTGTTGCGCGAGCCCGGCCCGCTGGAGCTGGAAACGCGCGGCTTTATCTCCCCGTGGCGCAGTGGCGATCACCTTTCCGCGCACACCGCGGGCGCCGGTGGCGCTTTCCTCGTGTGCCTTGGCCAATGCACTCGCCTGCTGCCCGCGTCCGTCCTGCGCGATGCCATCGAGGCGCGCGTCGCCGAGCACCAGGCCAAGACCGGCCGCAAGCCCGGCAAGCGCCTGCGCAATGACTTCCGCGAGGCCGCCCTCGGCGAGCTGCTGCCGCGCGCATTCATCCAGCGCCGATCCTGCGATGCCATGTGGCTCCCAGCCCACCGCCTGCTGATCGTTGACGCCACCAGCGACACGACCGCCGAAGCCGTCGTGTCCGCACTCCGCGAGGCTCTGGGCAGCTTTCCCGCCCGCCCGCTGGCCGCGGACGCATCGGCTACCCTGCTCATGTCTGAGTGGCTGATCAGCAACACCCTGCCCGACGGTTTCGAGTTCGGCGACGCCGCCGAGCTGAAAGACCCGTCCGACAAGACCACCGTCGTGCGCGCCCGTCACCACGACCTGAGCGCCGAAGAAGTGCGCGAGCACGCCCGGTGCGGCAAGCAGGTCACACAGCTTGGCCTGACCTACGACGGCCGCATCAGCTTCGTCCTCGATGCAAAGCTCAAGCTCCGCGGCATCTCGTTCGCTGACAGCGCGCTCGAACACCTGGACGACAAAGCGGCAGAAGGCGCGGACGCTGTTCAGATGTTCGAGGCCGAGCTGTTCCTGCAGTCCGAGGAACTGACCAGGCTGTTCAGTGCGCTCGATGGCGTGCTGCGGTTTGTGGACTGAGCGCCATGGCCAAGACCCGCGAGCAACTGGAAGCAGAGGCCAAGTTTTTCGATTGCCAAGAATCGGAGGTGCTGAGGCACACCGATGTGTTCAGCGCCGTCGATGCGGTGTTTGACGACTGCGCCGACAGTGAGATTGAAGGCCCGATTGAGGTGGCCTGCTACGTGCCACACGAGTGGACCGAGGCGCGTCGAGCAGAGTGGGCCGACTGGCTGGTGACGTGGACTCACGAGCGTTTTGATGACGACGAGGATCTGGCACCCGAGGACGGTCTGAGTCTGGCCGGAGAGGCGTTGGATGCAGTAGAGCAGGCAGCACGGGCGTTTATCGACGTGTTCGCGCAATACGCGAATCCATGGGGTTGCGTGCGCATAGGCAGCTTCCACCTGAGTCCAGACGAAGTGCGCACCATGCTGGATGAGTCGCGATGATCCTCGCCACCATCGCCGCCCTGTACCTCTACGCAACAGGACCGCAGCACGCGTCGGTCCTGGCTGCCCCGGAACTCGCGTGCATCACGGCAGCGGTCTACACAGAGGCCGAAGGCGAGCCCTACATCGGCAAGCTCGCCGTTGCAGCCGTCGTGCGAGCGCGCGCCGAACGCGCCAACACCTCCCCGTGCGCGGTAGTCACCGCGCGCCACCAGTTTTCGGGACTGGGTAGGCGTGTGGACACTGTCCACCTCGGGGCGCTGCTTGAATCGTTAGGTGCGGCGCGCGCAAGCGCCCTGTCCGCCGCGCCGGTGCCTGAATGCGCCGGCGCAACTCACTTCGACAACAACTCCCGCGCCAGCTGGACCCGCGTGTTTCCGCGGGTATGCCGCGTGGGCAATCACGACTTCTATCGAGACAACACATGAGCAACAGCGCACCACTGTGCATTTATCACGGCAACTGTGCGGACGGCTTTGGCGCTGCGTGGGCGGTGCGCCAGGCGCATCTGCAAGACCGGCTTGGCGCCGGCCGCGCCTATTACGATGGGGATCCTGAGTTCTTTGGCGCAGGCTACGGCAACCAGCCGCCCGACGTCACCGACCGCGACGTGGTCATGGTCGACTTCTCGTACAAGCGCCCGGTGCTGCTGGAAATGGCCGAGCGCGCGTCGAGCATCCTGATTCTCGACCACCACACGACGGCCGAACAGGATCTGGTGAACCTGCCGGGCAACTGCCAGACGGTGTTCGACATGCAGCGCAGCGGCGCCCGCATCGCCTGGGACTACTTCATGGACGGCCAAACCCCGCCGCCGCTGATCCTGCACATCGAGGATCGCGACCTTTGGCGGTTCGCGCTGCCGCTCACGCGCGAGATCCAGGCCAACGTGTTCAGCCACCCCTACGACTTCGCCGTGTGGGATGACCTGATGGCCGCAGATCCGCGTGTGCTGGCCGCCGAAGGCCGCGCCATCGAGCGCAAGCACATGAAGGACATTCGCGAGCTGGTGCACGGCATGAAGCGTCGCATCACCATTGCCGGCTATGAGGTGTGGGCGGCCAACCTGCCCTACGTGTTCACCAGTGATGCCGGCCACATCATGGCCGAAGGCGAGCCGTTCGCGGCCTGCTACTGGGACACCCCGGACGGCCGCACCTTCAGCCTGCGCAGCCGCGATGATGGGCTGGACGTCTCCGAGATCGCCAAGCGCTACGGCGGCGGCGGGCACCGCAACGCATCCGGGTTCCGGTTGCCGCATGGAGTCGCACCGTAGCCATGTCCCACGCCCTCGGCACCACCATCAAACCCCTGTTCAAGCTCGGCCGCACGGCGGACGACTGCTGGACGTGGCTGGGTACCGTCAACAACGAGGGCTACGGTTCCAAGACTGTCGGCAAGCGCGTGATCCCCGTTCGCCGCTGGATGTGGATGACGCTGTTCGGCTGCGTCCCCGAAGGATTGGTAGTCACCAACACCTGCGGGAACGTCAATTGCTGCAACCCGCATCACCTGCGCTGCATGTTCCATGCGGAGGCCGCGCGCGCTGGCGCCGGCTGCACGTTGTTACCGGCCGACGTTGTCGAGATCCGCGAGGCTGGCCGCCAAGCGCGCCTTGCGGCTGATCGCCGCCGCGGCAGCGTGCAGGAACTGGCGCAGCGCTTGGCCGACAAGCATGGCGTTACCGCTGTCACGATCTATGATGTGTGGGCCGGAAAGAGCTGGAAACGCCCTCGCCGCAGCAAGCGAACCAAGATCACGAGTCTTGCCGCATGACCACCGCCCTGATCGAAGTCGACACCCTGGCCGCGCGCCGCTTCGCCGATCCGAGCCCGGCCCTGATCAAGCGCTTGAAGTACCTCGCGCGCCGAGGCGACCTTCCAGGCGCCTGCAAGATCGGCAGCCGCTGGTTCTGCGACCTAGCCGCCTTTGATCGCCACATTGCCAACGACGGCCCGGCAGCACCACCCGCGCCTTCCCTTGCCGACCTGGTCGCGCGTGCGCGCGCCGAACGGAGTGCACAATGAGCAACGACCCCACCGAAGAATCGTTCTTGCGCGACGTCGCGCAGCACCAAATGACAGTGATCCACGATGCCGGCGAGATCCGCCACCTGCGTTTCGGGCGCCACGGCGACAGCAACATGCACTTCAACATCACCACGGTGCCCGGCTACCTGATGTTCACCGGCGACATGGGCGCGTGGTCCTTCACCCGGTTGCGCGACATGTTCGCGTTTTTCCGGGGGAAAGAAGACGGCCCGCTGCGCATCAACCGCGGGTATTGGTCCGAGAAGCTGATCGCGGCATCGTGCAGCGGCCGGCATGATGGTGCCGCGACTGAATACAGCGAAGAACTGTTTAAGGCTACGTTGTGGCGTGAAGCCTTGGGCCTCGCGCGGCGCATGAAGGACGCCGGTGTCAGCGCCGAGCATCGCGCCAACATGCTGGAAGATCTGCGCGACGTGCGCTACGCCGGGTCCAACGGCGAGCACGCAGCACACCAGGCCGCGCATGACTTCGAGTACCGCGTCGGCCGCTACGCTTTTGGCCTGCGCGACTTCTACGAAAACAGCCTGCGCACGTACACCTACCGCTTTACCTGGGCTTGCTACGCCATTGCCTGGGCGATCCGGGTTTACGACGCGTCGAGAATGCCGGCGGTGGGAGAAGCCGCATGAAATCCCGCCCCATCCTCTTCTCCGGCCCTATGGTCCGCGCCCTGCTCGACGGCACAAAGACGCAGACGCGAAGGATCGTGAAGCCGCAGCCCATCAAGTCGTCCGGCACCCATCGCGGCTACCCGTTGGCACTCATGGCCAACGATTGGGCATGGCCGCATCCGGGCACCAGCGGCGCAACGACTATCAGCAACCGCCCGAACGGTCCACTGGGTTGGGAGATCCATTGCCCCTACGGCCAGCCCGGAGACCGGCTGTGGGTGCGGGAACGATTTACGCCGTTGCCGATGCAGGCGCCAACCGAAAACCCGTCGAGGTGGCAGATCCTTTACGCGGCTGGTGGCGCAGAAGAACGCGAGGCGCCGGCAGGCTACAACCCGATGCTCTACAACTATGAGCGTTGGTTGTGCCCGATCCTTGCCGCGTCGTTTCGCGGAGAGGCGAAAGAGTGGATCGAGCACGACGACGGCCGTACGGAATGCACGGCGTTTGTGCCGATGGGCTATGTTGTGCCGCAGCGGTGTAGCGCGACTCAGGACATGTTTGGGGAATCTCCATGAGCAACACCGAAACCGCGCATGAAATCGGATCGCGCCTGCGCAGCCTTGGCCGGCAGTTGCGCGAGTGCTCGGATGCCGTGTGGCGACTGAAAGGCGGGCCGGAGCACGACAGCATCGCTCGCGAAGTCTGGCAACTCGGCGAGGATTGTTTCAACGCAGACAATGAATTGCGAAGGCTGGCAGATGGCAATGGGGG